TAAGTTTATGTTTCATCATGCGGCACCATATCTGGACAAGATAAATAATATACACGCTATAGAAAGAACCCTTTACTCTGAGTACCTTGGTCTTGCTGGAAGAGTTGATTGCATAGCGGAGTATGAAGGTGAGTTGGCAGTAATAGACTTTAAAACGTCTGAAAAAATTAAACCTGAAGCGTGGTTGGAGAATTACTTTGTTCAAGAAACGTTTTATGCTGCTGCTTATTATGAGTTAACTGAAATCCCTGTTAAGAAATTAATTACTATTATGGTCACCCCTGGTGGTGAAGTAAAAGTATTTGACAAAAGGAACAAAGGGGATTATATTAAGTTATTAGTGAGATATATTAAGGAATTTGTCAGTAACAATACTGGGACAGCAGCGAATGCCGAAGAATGAATTAGAGAAAGTACTAGCAAGTAAATTCTTTTGCCCTGCTAAATTTGCAGAGAATATTGAATCACTTGTGCTAGAAAATAAGGACATGAATTATATTGATGCTATCGTATTTTTTTGTGAACAGAATAATATTGATGTAGAATCTGTACCTAAATTAATATCTAAACCATTAAAAGAAAAGATTAAATGTGATGCCCAGGAGTTAAACTTTATGAAGAAAACTTCCCGTGCCAAATTACCTATTTAATTTCAAAAACATGGAAAAAAATTCCTGGTAATTTTTCCTTCACGTAAGGTTTAGCATGAAAAAGATAGAGATAAAACAATATGGATTCCCCGATGCTATATTATATTCATACAAGTATCCTCAAGCAAAAGAATTAAATCCTCTATTGCATCAAGTTATTATCAATAGGACTCGCAATAGTGATCATCCCAATAACATGGGAGCATTGATGTCTGAACCATATGATTTTACTGTTAAAGAGTTTAATATAATTGTAGAGTATACAAAGAGTGTCCTGGCAGAACTAAAGGATGCTCCTTACCCCTATAAATCTAATCCTCTTAAATTAGTGGAGGTATGGGGACAGTATTATAAAGAAGGTGCATATCAAATAAGTCATTATCATTCACATAGTGATTGGGCATTTGTTTATTATGTTAATACACCAGAAGGTTCTTCCCCATTAGTCTTTGACAAATCACAGAAAGAAGTGTATTCTAGAGAAGGAGAAGTCGTTATTTTTCCTGGATGGTTAATTCATCATGTGCCTCCAAATCAATGCGATGGACGAACAGTAGTTTCAGGAAATTTATCTTATGAATAATCCTTTAGAGATGCATAAGTTGCAGGATAGTTGTCCTGTAATGATGATTAAGATTCCTTCACAGATTATGAAGGAGATTGATGGTTGGGTAAATGAAAGTAAGAAGTTTAAGAACAGTCCACTAGCAGAACTGAAAGCCCATGAGAATGTAGGGTATCTTTCGATGGATGGTAAGGCACATAATTCGTATCAGTGTTCTATCTCTCCTAGTTTAGTTGATAGTTCTTTCTGGTTAGCATGGGTGTTGAGATTGACTGCAAAGTACTGGGGAATGGGGAAGGATAATAGAGCATTTAAATTAAGAAAGTGGGATGGACACTTTGATGGGTATGATATCTGGACTAACTTTGCATATAAAGGAGATGATAATCCAACACATAACCATGCAGGATTTCTTTCAGGTGTGATATATTATAAGAATCATGGTCATCCTACTCTATTTGATCAGTATGGTTGTGCATATAAAGGTGAGGATGGAACAATGGTAATGTTTCCTAGTCAAGTTTTACATCATGTAGAACCACAGACTACTAATAAAGAAAGAATTACTTTGGCATTTAATATTGTGAAGATAGATGATGCCAGCTGATGCTTATCGTTGTTATCTCGCTCTAAAAAATCACTTTACTAAAGATCATTATGATTATCACAAGTATCGTGGGAAGACTAGAGCAACTAATGCTGCCTTCTATAAGAGAAAGGATAGGTTTTGGTTTGAAAAATTTGCACGACAGAAGGATGATAAAGAAATAGTAGATTTTTTTGTATCCAATTTTATATACTCTACTGATCCAGGAACTATGTGGATTGGTGAGATGATTAAAGAAGGTGAGGGAAGATATCAAGAGTGGAAAAAGAAAACCCAGTCACTTTCTTATGTTTTTAAGGAGGAAGTTAATACTCTTTTTAATAATAAGAAAGTAGATGAAGTTTTTGATTGTTCTGATGGACATCCTCCTATTCTTAAGAGTTATTTGGGTGGAAATACCTCACTTGAAACTCTTGTAATATGTGATAGAATATTAGAGTATAGAAAGGATTGGGATAAGAAACTGACTGACCCAGTGTGGGAAACCGTTAGTCGTAAGATAAAAAAATATTCTCCCTTCCTAAATATAGATGTACCTCGTTATAAAAAGATTCTAAAGGAAACTGTTCTATGAGTTTTTTCGATTCTGATGTAGTCCGTGCAGAAATGGCGGAACTATCTGAACTCCAAGAGGAAGTTTATAATAATGTATTTAAATTTCCTACAATGTCTAAAGAAGACCAAGAGTATCATATTGATATTCTTGAAAAACTTCTAGAGAAACAAAGGGTTATGTATACTCGTTTGAGTTTGTCTGATGACCCTGGGGCAAAGGAAATGAAGAAACGTATTGTAGAATCGGCATCCATGTTTGGTCTTCCCGAAAATGTTGATATGAATCTTTTCTTTAGCAATATGTCCCAAGCAGTTGGGATGATGAAGCAACAGATTGACAGACCAAAATAGGTCTCTTATAATAATCAGGTACACACAAGCCAAATCTAATTAATCCGAGGTAATCTAATGTCTTTTAAAGACCTTAAGAAACAGTCTTCTCTTGGTTCACTGACCCAGAAGTTAGTCAAAGAAGTAGAGAAGATGAACAACACAGGTGGTGGAGGTGCTGATGAGCGTCTCTGGAAACCTGAAGTAGATAAGACAGGTAATGGTTTTGCCGTTATCCGTTTCTTACCTGCACCAGAAGGGGAAGATATTCCCTGGGCAAAGATGTATTCACATGCATTCCAAGGTCCTGGTGGTTGGTACATTGAAAATTCCTTGACTACCACTGGTGGTAAGGATCCTGTATCAGAGCACAACCGTGAACTCTGGAACAGTGGGAATGAATCTGATAAGGATGTTGTTCGTAAGCAGAAGCGTAAGCTTTCTTACTATGCAAACATCTATGTTGTAAAAGATCCTACTAATCCTCAAAATGAGGGTGGGGTATTCCTTTACAAGTTCGGTAAGAAGATCTTTGATAAGATCATGGAAGCAATGCAACCAGAGTTTGAGGATGAGACTCCAATCAATCCTTTTGACTTCTGGCAAGGTGCTAACTTCAAATTGAAGATCGTTAAGAAGGATGGTTACTGGAACTATGACAAGTCAGAGTTCGATGTAGTATCTCCACTCCTTGAAGATGAGGATGCACTTGAAGCCCTTTGGAACAAAGAGTATTCTCTTGCTGCTGTAACTGCTGCTGATCAATTCAAGTCTTATGATGACTTGAAGAAGCGTCTTGACTATGTTCTAGGTGCAAAACCTCCTACACGTAGAGTGTATGATGAGGAACTTGAAGATGAGAGTGAAGGTCGTGGAACATTCACACCTGATTTTAAAACCAGTAAGCCACAACCAGTAGCATCTGCTAGTTCAGATGAAGATGATGCATTGAGTTATTTTCAGAAACTTGCTGAAGAATAATTAAGAGTAGAGTCTAATATTTTCTGCTCTCTTAAGGGTTTCACTCAAGTATTGGGTGGAACCTTTTTTATATTGCATAATATCTTGCATATCATCTTTGACTACACCGATGTATTCTTTTTTAAGTAAGTAAATATTTCTTTTTGCGTCTTCTATTTTTTCTTCGTAGGCAAGGTTAGTTACTTCGGTTGTAGTATTTTGTTTGATTACTTCTTGTCCTGTATATGAGTCATAATAGGTAACAGAATAATCAGATGCGACGGTTAAACCTGCAGGAGTAATGGTGGCACCTTCATAGTTTTTAATTTCTGTAGTTTCATAATGATGTGCATCATTCATTTTTGCATAGGTTCCATACTTATCTAACATGAATCTATCAAAATCATTTTGTAACATAGGCCATTCAGTTTGAATATTGGTTATGTTATTAGAAAGAAGAACTATCCAATCGAGGGTGGGATCTTCATAAACTTCATTGGCAACATTGTCAGGTCTATCATCTCCTTTAATTTGATATTTGGTAAAGAATGTTAGATCCTGAAAGATATCATCTAATAATTTTCCTCTTTTAAAAAGGTTTTTTACCTTAATATAATCTCCGATTTTTGCATTAGGAAGACGACTAACGTATTCAAAGTCTGGGACTTGTTGGAAGTATGGTTTTGGCATTTTAATATCCTACATTAGTGAAACCATCGCCATATTCATCGTTAAATACAGGTTCAAGTTCGCTGAATTGCATGGTCATTTGATATGAAGTCATGACGCCATCCTCATAGGTTGAATAGTTTCCATCAGGAGTATATTCTACAGAGAAATTTTGTAGGGCACATTCTTTAAACTTATTCAAGAATCTATGTTCTTCATTCCTATGGAAGTAACCAATCCTCCAGGTGTTGGGAGATTTGAGGAAGAGATTGGATGCACTCCTTTGTACTGCCATTCCCTGTTTAAAGAATCGTAAGATAGCGATGACAGTTTGTGCTTCTGCTCTACTTCTTGGTGCCATCTTAAAGGTAAAGTTGAAAGGTCTTAAGGTAGGAGCTTTAAAGAGTAACTCCATGTTTGGATTTAAGACATCACCTGTAGCACGAGTTAATACTCCTTCTACACCCGCTGCTTGCCCTGCAAAGGATGCACCCACTGCTCTTTTTAATTCGGGACCACCTTGTTGAAATGCTTCTTTTATTCCACTAACTGCCTTTTCTGCGCCTTTACCCCCTTCATTAATTACATTCATTGCAGCTCCTGCCATTGCTGCTTCCATTGGATTCATGGTTGCTTCACTCCATGATACTCCATTAGCATCAGCAATACCTCCAGGAATAGGGAGGATAACTGTTCCGATAGAATTTCTATTTCCTACTGCTGATCTTTGTCCTACTCCTGCTAAATTACTTCCTTGAATAGGATCAAATCCACTAGGTTCATATTTTAGCATATCAAATTTAATATAATCCTGTTCGTTTTTTCTCAAGGTAATGGGATAGACAATAGGTGGTCCACCATTAGGTGCTCCACTATTAAAGTTAGTTCTCGTGCCAGCTCGTCCTTGAGTAGGGCTAGGAGGAGTATATGCTGGAGTAGAAGAGTCCGTACCAGCGTTACGTGCTCTGTTTAGAATTCCTCTTGCTTGATTAAGTGCTATTACAGTTGATATAGGAAGTTGTCCTATAGCATCTTGTAAGGTAAGATCTCTTTGTATATCGTTTACTTGATTAGAAGAAGTTCTGGCTATTCTATCACCATTTCTTATTTGATCAGAAGTGGCATTATCATTCCAATCTATTTGGTTAGTATCATTATTTCTTGTACCAATAACTACAGGGTTATCTCCTTGAGCATTATCATATCTGATGATAGATGTTTGATATTCTGGTGGTGATCCCGTAGGACCTGTTAATTGCGTGGCAGTATAAGTTCTTCTAGTAGTTTTACGAACTCTAGATGCTCCTTGAGGGACAGATATATTGGTGACACTTATTCTGCTGGTCGAGATCCCCATACGAATATACTTTCTAGTTATTTAGTAAGAATTTTCCATACTGTAGTGCAAGTAACTCATCTAGTTCTTGGAATTCAACTACATGTAGTTTTCCCGCAATTTCTTCCCATGTATAGTTTCTATACTCTTGCCAGTGAAAGTTGAGTCCTCGGAATCCCCACCGGAATAATCCCGTACAAGCAATCAAAGGGTGTTGATCATAAGTAATGTCTGGAGTTGCTGCATTATAAACATAAGTATAAAATCTTCCTGGTTCAGGATAGAGAACTTCAATAGTAAAGATCTCCATAATAAGAAGCATTATTTCTTCAGGGTCAGTAGTATTTGCTTCTTGTACTGCTTTTTTTAGTGCTTCTACTCTGGCGGTAGGATGTTTTTCTAGTTCTAATTCTTTTTCTTCATTATCTTCGACGATACCTTCTTCCAGTTGGGCTTGCTGGAGTCGTGCTAGAGTTCTTTCTTGTCTTTGTTTGAGTGTTTTTCTTCCCATTAGTGATGAATCCCTAGTTCTCGTTCAGTAACCACTTTAAATTCAATTTTTCTATCCTTACACCATTCATCTGCTGCTTCCCATTTTGCTTGGTTGGTGGCATACGTTTTACATTCATAGATGTAGGATTGAGTTACTTTTTTTCTTGGTTTGGGTGGTCGGGTTTGCTTTGCAGGCTTTACTTCAATCACATAAGTTTTAATATTACCTGTATTTTCTTTAACTTTTATGATAAAATCTGGAAAGTAACGTCTTGTTTTACCATCAGGATGTCGATAGGGGATCCAAAATTCTTCACTTCCCCACTCTACAATACTTTCATTGAGGTCACACCAGCTACAGAATTTATTCTCCCAACTACTTCTACAGATAATATTATTAGGATTACCTTTATATTTTTTGGGATTAGAGGGTTTAAATAAACTCTTCTTGCTTTCAGCCATACATAATATATAAGGTAAAAATATTTATAAATGCCTGCTGCACCTAGGACCGGACAAACTAAAACGGTTTCACAAATAAAATCTACTTTACTTCGTCCTGCGACTACTTCTCATTTTGAAGTAGAGTTAGGGATGCCTGGAGTTATAAGAGATCAATTAGGTTCTTCTAGACAAGAACCTCTTCTTCTGATGTGTGATTCTGCATCTCTTCCTGGATCTCAATTGGCAACTACAGAGATTAGTAATGATTTTACTGGAGTTACAGAGAGACATGCCTATCGTCGTATGTTTGATGATCGTTTGGATCTAACTTTCTATGTTGATGCTGGAGATTATCTTCCTATTAGATTTTTTGAAGCATGGATATCATTTATTACTAGTGAAAATACTAATGAAGCAAGGGGTGAAAATTATTTTTATCGAATGAGATATCCGGAGGAGTATAGTGCTACAGGATTGAAGGTGAGAAAGTTTGAAAAAGATTATCGCCAGAATTTAGAATATGATTTCATAAAGAGTTGGCCTATAGCAATTACTTCTATGCCAGTTTCTTATGAAGGGTCTTCTCTTTTAAAATGTAGTGTGGGGATGACTTATATTAGATACGTGGTGGCCCCAGATAAAGGGTTTGGATTTGCTACCCAAGGAAGAGTAGGAAATGCAAACCCCATTCCTTCAAATCCATTTCAACAATCTATTTTTAATGCTAATGGATTAACTGGAACCTTGGGTAGATTTGCTGATGCTCTTCCTACAGGAGCAAATGATCTTTTAAGAACGGTTACTCCTTTCTTTGGATTAGCCTGATAAATAAACATACTGAATTGTTATAGGACATTATGCCTTTACCAAAAATTTCCACGCCAACTTATAGTCTTGAGTTGCCGTCGAGTGGACAAGAGATTAATTATAGACCTTTCCTGGTTAAAGAAGAGAAGGTTCTTGTAATTGCTTTAGAGAGTGAAGATACAAAGCAAATTACAAATGCCATTAAAGCAGTACTAAAGAGTTGTGTTCTTACTAAAGGGATTAAAGTAGAACAACTTCCTACATTTGATATTGAATATCTATTCCTTAACATCAGAGGTAAATCTGTTGGAGAAGAATTAGAAGTTAATATTATTTGTCCTGATGATGGTGAAAGTACTGTCCCTGTAATGATTAATCTTGATGACATTCAGGTACAGAAGGATGATAATCATGATAAACAAATTAAATTAGATGATAATTTAATGATGGAGATGAAATATCCCTCTCTAGATCAATTCATTAAGAATAATTTTGATTTTAAAGAAGACA